GGGCGTCCACGACTCATCTTTGAGACAAGAAACGGAGACGACTCCAATCTTGCATTGGACATACTTGAACGATCAAGATAGTTCTTTATCTGGTCGTCGATGCTTACTTCTTTTTCAGATTTCTTAAGATATTCATCTATCATCTTACCAACTTCTCCGCCCTCTTTAAAGCGGATTAACCCACCATGAGCAACTGGTATGGGTTGCGTATCTACAATAGGCTGATACTGATCAAAATCCTGCGTCGGATACATTTGCATCTGTGTTGGTCTTTGATCTTCCCCGCGAACTTGAGTCTGTGCAGCACTTAGCCCACTGAACAACGGAGTTGTCTGAGACTTTGATGCAGAGCTTATATTCTGAGGTTGAAGCCAAGGAGACGCGGTAAGCATTGCCGTGGATGGAGCAGTTAGGCCCGAAGCACCGGATCCAGTCGTACCACTTCCCGTACCACTTCCAGAAGGTTTTGCAGAGACTTTAGTAGGATCCTTAGTTTCTACAGAGTCTTTAATAATTTCCTTAATTAAAGCCGTAATTGGCGCAGGAATACTTTTAACAACGTCCGTGATTGAAGGCGTTGTGGGTTGATAAGGATTTTCTCCGGGCAATGCTTCATACCCTTTCTGTCCAATTCCCGGAAGATCTTCTATTCCACCAGCCTTAGTAGCAGCTTCTGCTGCATCAATTGCAGCTTGATCATAAAGTCCTCCACCAGAGTCAACGGTAGGTAGTCCACCTGACGGAACGCTAGACCCCGCTACTTCTGCTGCGTCAGTCCCCAGCAGGGCTGAGGTTTCTGCTGCATCAGCTACTGAACTAAGCCCAGAGGGGTTTGCATCAAGCGCAGAAAAATCCAGCCCTTCAACATTATTAAAAGCATCACCAAGCCCAGATGTTATTGCACCCTTCAATGGGTCTTGACCCCTCAAGACACTGGTTATCACGGAAGCCCCAATCTTGCCTAGCGGCCCACCTCCCAGTGCGTTGGCAAGTGGCCCCGCTCCTGCAAAAGCGGCAAACGCTTGAAGGCCGGGGTCTTGAGCAGCCTCAGCTAACATGCTGCCAAAAGACGATACCGTATCCGAGATACCCGCCATAACACCGTCGTTAGCATGTCTGTCGTGATCCGCTTGATCGCGGACTTGCGCCTGTGTCTCCGTTGCTTTATAGACCTGCCCTTCCCTGTCGTAGTACCCGTTTGCACCTGTAGGGTCAGGAGTAAATACGCTTGCCTTGGCTGCAAATCTTGGATCAGTAGCGCCACCAGTCGTCCCAGCAGAAGCTTCTCTCAAGATAAGGTTAGAAACATAAGCAGCAGGAGTCCCAGTCGTAAAGGACTGGCTTCCACCAGAGGCTTGCAACATCGCCCTTGCTACGGGTTTTGCATAAGTAGCCCAGTCTATGGTCGATGGGTCTATTCCATTCTTCTGTGCAGCCGCATTTAACAGTCGAATGGTTGTCGCAGGATCAGGGCCAAAGGTTCCCTTATCTTGATATGATTGTGCTTTCTGCTGTGCGGCAGTGGGTGGGTTTGGGTCATATGGGACATAACCGCCATCCGCAGTAGCCCACATCATGTTGCCAGTGTTCTCCTCTTGGTACGCTGGCCCAACAGGTTGGTAGCTGTAATCAGGTTCCATTACAGGATCTCCCAAGTGTCTACACCGATCTTTATGATCACTGACTTATTCCTTGCAAATTTGTTCTGTTTGCACATAATTAGTTTCTTGGATTAACAGCGCCAACAACGGCTTCTGCCCAGTCTTGCCAATTCTCAAAGACATACGGACCCGGAATGGCTTCGCTCTGGAACACATCAATACCCTTTAAACCAGCAGCCCATTCTTTCCAATTTTCCTCTGATACGCCAATCTGCAATTGCTGTGCTGCATACGCCTCACACATAAGTGCCGCCCACGATTCAAACGTATGATATCTAGGATCATAAACAAATGCAGGAGCAGCCATTAGTATGGCCTCACATCGCCAACATTTGCGTTGATCAATATACGACCAGTCTGATAATTGCCGCCTTGAACGTTGCTAACAAACTTCAAGCGCAACTCACGACGCTGCTCTCTAAGGTCTATCTTCCCGGTATCAGGATCAAATACATACGGGCCTGTTGTTACATCCGCAGATTGAGCAAAAGGACGCCCAGTTATGTACAACTCCATTTCCCCGGATTGAATGAAGTCTGGCTCAAGCCGCTCCAAATGCAGCCATATGTTATCTCCAACCATCGACGGCTCAGAAGGCCCTCCAGAAACAATGCCCAAGTCATTTGTCTCAAACGAACTGTAGATTGCCGTCTGATTCTGCCCCTGAACTTTATCAGTCCCAATCTCATGCTGCCATAGACTTACTTTCCCAGCCTGTGTCGCAAATGTCGCAGAAACAGTCGCACTCGCCGTACAAACTGCAGACAGTGTGACGTTGTAGTTCCCCGCAGTTCCGGGTGCTATCGCTATGACGTAAGCCCCAGAAACCACACCAGCAGCTGTGACGACCTCGTTCAATGCAATTTGGTTGCTAATTGCAGTCACTATCACAGCGCTTGCGTTTGTGGTCGTTATGTCCTGCGTCAACACCACTTGAGCCGTACTTACTTCGGAACCTGCCGCTATAGGATAATGGAACACCTGAGAATAGTACCCAGCCGTTCTGTTTGCTCCCGTTGCCTCACCCGCGTCGTACCAAGTCTGTTCACGGATATTGTAAATTATGGCGTCTGTGCATTCCGTAGCATCACCACGCGGATAAAACCACCATATTTCTCCGAATCGATTGACCTTAGTTCCCCAAACCTTTTGTCTTTGAGCGTAATTTAAATTGTCAAAGAAGTAGTTCTGGTTCATAGTGTTTGGCAGTTCTTTGATCACCCCGTTGTACATTAGGAATCTATCAACTCCGCACCAATAATATATTCCGTCAAATTCAACCACGCTTTGACTAGATAAAATTGTTGAACTGCCAAGAATGTCATACCGCCAATAGAGTTGCTGAGAAGTCACTCCAGTGGTTATGGTTGTTGGGTTGTAACTCACACGAATCAATGAATCCAACGCCCAGAACAACCCTGAAGGAGCATTTGAACCGCCTCGTACAGCCATGCCTTTAACAATTTTTTGATTTGAAACATTCACTGCATTTGAATCTGGCCCGTTCCAATCAAAAGCATTCCCAGCAACACAATTCTGTATTAGTCCGTTGTCCCCGTAAGCGAAAACATACGGATGAAGCGCAACAACTCCTCCAGAAACCGTAATGTAGTTATTTGTTGGAGAAGTCCCTTGAGAGTCCCTCAAAGGATACGCAACAGATCCGCTGGGCTGTACAGCCAAAACCGCTGGAGTCAATGTGCTGTCGATTTGATCAAGGTTCTGACCCGGATGCGCCAAAATAAGGCTATCCCCACCTCCGTCGGCATCAAAAAATCCATCAAACTGCCACAGGTTCTTGTCGGATGCCGTGAAATTGCTATTTACCGTAGCTACCTCTATAGAGAACCCGGATCCCGTACCACCAATGTTTGCCGCCAAAGCACTAAGCGTATCTCCAACAACATAGGCGTTGCCTTGGGTTGTTATTGTTACAGAGGAAACAACCGCCCCAGAAACAACTATGGTGGCTTCTGCCCCCGTTCCTGAGCCTCCGGTAAGGGCTACTGCTGTATAAGTGCCGTTGGTGTATAGAGATCCCCCGACAAGCGTTCCAACAGTCAGCACAGGGCCACCAAACGTGTAATCAACAATCCCAGCGCCAATTCCATCGTTGTCACAAACAAACCTCTGCAACCCGTTGTTGTATCCGTTGTAGACGCTGTTAAAACCGTTTGCAGACTCAACAAATATTCCTCTGGAATATCCAGCAAGGAAATTTGTCATTTCCCGATAACCAAGAATCTTTCTAGGACGACCGCGTTGAAACCTGACCCACTCTCCGTCTGTATAAAAGTTTTGGTCAAATACCGTCCCATCCCGTTGAATACCGGCCTTGGTATCGAGCGCAAAAACTTTCTTTGTCATCAGAACGTCCCGCCAGCCAAACCACTAGGGATGAAAGCTCCTGAAGCAGTTAGGCCAAATTGTTTTACTCCAAGAATGGCAATGTCAAACTCGCCACTCCCAGCCCTGTAAATGCCTGTAGAAGTCTCCGCCGAAAAGTTCATCGATGGAGATCCAACAGACCCACTGATCAAGCTGATAGAGGTGGAGCCAGCCAACACTGTGTTCGCATTGACCAAATTCACCGAGTCGCAAATCAACGTCGCCTGCTGCCCCGCGCTGAGAGTGGCGGTGGATCCTGAGCCGGTGCTGATAGTTACAGTAAAGGCAGATGCCCCGCCAGTGGTGGCGTTTTGAATGTAGTAGACCTGAATTGTGGGTGGAACGATGATCGTGACGTCGCCAGTCAAGTCACCAGCGGACGTATATTTCTGTATGACGTTGGAAGCCTCAGAGCTTGTCAGGGTGTAACTACCAGTGTCAACCACCTTTACAAGTTGGCTAAAATTGAACTGGGTAGATTTTCCAAGTCCAACCGAATAAAAAGCCGATCCTGAAGACGCAATAAAACAAGAATCTGCAGGCTGTAGTCCTACTGTAGCCGACGAGTTAAAAACGTCAGACCCAGCGCACGCAACGGTAAGCAAACCAGTCCCAGCGTTTCTTACCTGCATGAACCAATTATTTCCAACAGTAGCAGCCAAAGGCAAAGTAAGCGTTCCAGCACCAGCAGTCCAAGCGTACAAAGCAGCACGATCTGCTGCCACGGCGGTGTAACTGGTAGAGAACGTTGTCACTGGAGAGGATTGGTTAAGGGTTAATCCTGAAGCCATAAGCCCGTACCCAGCCAGAGTCGCCGCATCGGCAGATGAAGTCCCCGTTCCGAAGGCAATAATCCCCCAAATTCCCTCTTCGGTTGAGTTGTCGGTGATGTATATGTACTGCGCCTCGCCGGGAAGAATGGTGACAATCGTGTTAATTCCCGCAAAGTCCTTAACTGTAAAGTTCTCCCCCCCCGTGTTACGAATCAGCGCGTCATTTCCGACAGACGTCTGGTTTGCGGGAGGCATCCAAAGTTCCGAAACGCCAGTGGTTGCAACTTCCATAATTCTGGCTGCAACGTCTCCAGTGGTTGTCCCGTTTATGGGCCACTCCAACTGAAGATCTGTGTTGGTGATCGTTATATCTCTATACGAAACGTCCGTAGGCTGAATAACGTTTCCTGTAAATGGCGAGTTGTAGCTCATATCAAGAGTCCTGTACGTTGGCCTGTCTATCGGCAATCCGAAGAACATCTTCGTTCTTCAGAGTGTTGATGATCAGGTCGTATTGTTGTTGCCACATGCCCATACGGTCATCGTTCTTCAGGTATGGCATAGCCTGTAACAACGACCCGTAGAGCAACGCTTGCGGAGCGTAGATGGTGAACCAGTTGGTCTGGTTGGTTGAGTCCAGAGGCTGTACACGCTCGTAATACAGCACTTCAAAATCGTATGCATCGGCAGGGGTTGGTGCCACGAGCCAATGCGTGTAATCGTAGTCTGCGTAATACGCAGGCACCCCTGTGACCGTTGGATCGGGGGCGTATTCCCTAAGATACTCGTACTTCCTCAGAAGAACTGGAGTTCTGCTGCCACTCACAGTAACGTTCATAGAAACCGTTTTGTGCCACCTTGCAGGTTTGTCAATGATTGATTGACTAGCCACCATATTGCTTTGATTAACGGTCAAGTTGCCCAGAAACTTGATCTGAGAGGCAATGACCTGCTCTGCAAGCATAATGAATCGCGGGATCTGAGCTACCGTCTGAGTATCATTCCGCTCCAGATATTGTTCAATATCAGACACCAAAGAACTATAGGTCATTACAGCGGCGGTAGTCATGAAAATTTCCTAACCCCAGTTTTATCAATAATCAAAGCCATCTTTCTTGGTGGCATCTCAGAAAAGTTAGGAATACTCAGATGTGTCCATCTGTCGAACTCACGAATAACTTGATCATAGGCTAACCCTGACGCCATCACAGCCCTCACAACATCATTGGGGGTCATCCCCGGTACTCGTATGTCAGCCGCACAGCCAAGGCGGTGCTGGCTCGTGTCCTTGCTCCCCACGGCGTCGTTCACGGCTTTACTGCGAAAAGCAGAGTTGACCATGATCGGGCGTCCTCCCAGCCTGTCTTTGACCAGTTCAAGGAACGCAGCTAACCGTCGCAGATTCTCAATCTCACCCGCATTGGGGGTGTTATCCAGCAGCCGGTGATCTGTGACGGTCAGCTCCGCGAGTGAAAAATGCTCACTTAGGCTCATTTTGACCTACCTGTATACCCGCCAATAAACCGATAAACCCGCCCACAATGGTCTGAAAAGCCGGGGCGATTAGCTTAAAGATGTCGGCATTATCAACAACTGGGTCAAACAACCCAACGCACATCACCGCCACCATTGATAGCAAAATCATGCAGAGAGTAACGCTAACCATCAAGACCACAAGGAATAGCGTCCTCTCTTTCATTTGTTACCCGGATCAGCCCTGACCACGCCCCCCAGACCTAGAGCTGCCGCCAGACCTTGCACGAGCAGTTGATACTGCGGAGGGATCATAGGTGCTGCGATAGCAAACACTACGCCAAGACCTGCTAATGTTGATGCTTCACCAAACCTTTTCCTGAGCCAACCCATATCATTCTCCTTTTTTCTTCATACCTACAATTTTCTCTAGCGTTCTTCCGCCAAAGTAAAAGCTCATTATCAACATACCCCATTGACCTAGCAATTGGACGTACTCTGAATTGACTTCAACCTTAGCCGCTGACAACCCAGCAAATACAAAATACCCAGACAAAATAGCAATCAACGTCATGGGGCGAATGTTCTTAGATAGCCAAGAATCGCTACCCATATCTGCCTTCAACCTATCGGTCAGTTCATGTTGCTCTGCAACGTCAGCGTTGAGCTGGGCAAGTTCTCCATTCTGCTGCATCTCCAATAGCTTTAGTTTTGCCTGTTCCGCTTGAGCGGGGTCAGGGAAGAACTTGTCAACCAGCTTGCTGCCTATATCAAGTATTGCGCCAAGGGGGAACATTGCTAGTCTCCTAGAAGTTTCCGCCTACAGGATTCAACACCCCGGCTGGGGCGTCGGTGATAATTTTTGCACCCGGAATAATATGACCATTTGTCCAAGGTGATTCGTTGATCGGGCCGTAGCAAGACGCAAGTCTCACGCCGTTTACAGGTTTTGCCTGTTTTTCGCAAAGGAAAGACCATTGGTTACTCATCCCAGAATCTTTGCCAAGTATGAAGGTGCGCTGTACAAGTGGCGCAACCGCCCAAGACGGGGCTTGAGGGGCTTCGCTTACGGTGCTAAAAAGGCTCCAGACCTTACCCGCTGGCGCATCGCAAGAGTTATTCATCAGAGCAGGATTAGCCACGCTTCGACCTGTCAAGATTGGGCAGACTGCCACCCCCTCTTGGAACTTCTTGCCCTTGACCGTAATCATATTGCCCGTAAGTGTAGAACCAGAAGCCGCACATAGCGCATAGTCCCCGTTGCAAATCATGATTGGGGCAGCAAAGACGTTAGAGCAAAACAGGGTAAGAGTGAGCAGCTTTTTCATTTGTCAACCTTGGTTAGTTAATTGACAACTATTTGTCAACCTTGT